GCGATGATGATGCCAGACCCTCGTATGCAAGTTAATGACCCGCAAACCTTCGAGCAGCAAGAAGCGGTTATTGGTCTGTTGGATGTTTACCAAAACCCGAGAAATCCAAAAGAGAAGGTTACGCCACTCCAGCTAATTTTCGCGTCGTTACATGAAATTGGTCATGTTATCGAGGGCCGGTTTGTTCCGGGTGAAACAACAACCAGGCTATCACCCACATACGCGAGGGCATCCGATAGAAAAACGGTCAGAACAAAAAAGAATTACGAGAACACGTTCCGACAAGCGATTGCGTCTGTTTTAGACGCAGCAGCTGGCATTGATAAAGAAATCACACAAAGAGACGCTCAAGGTATCCTCAATGAAATTATCAAATTGCAACGTGAAGGTGTCTTAACGACACCGGAAGAAACTTTGCGGGTTCGTGATGATATTCGTATGTTCCAAGAGGCGATTGATGTAGCCGCAGCGAATAACAACGAGATGAGAGCAAGGAGTCTTGAGCTGCAGTTGATGAGTAACGAAGACAACTACTTTCAAACGCCACACGAGCTAGCGGCTGATCTAATCGGTTTCTACCTATTCGACCCTCAGCGAGCAAAGCAAGAAATGCCGAAAGCTACAAAACTTGTTCGCAAAATCCTCAACCAAGGTGATGGCGTGGTAAAATTCTTTTCGATGCCATTCGCTGCAGTGGTGGCGGCAATTTTTGCCAACATGATAATTGCGGATGAGGAAGAGGACGAGCAGGTTGGCATCCTCAGCCCACAGCCAGGAGCATTAACTGCTTAACGGCTAATCAATCCTTGCAGAACGCTTGGTAGACGTTGGCCATATTAGAAGCTAGTTCCATCTTTTTGTCGGATTCATCCAATAAGTCGTAATAACGCTGTGATCGAGTGTTGGGGTCTTTATGCAACATATCGATTGCTTCCGCGAGTCGTGTCCTGCTTGCTTCCACTGAGCCAAGTGCGCCAAAAGCTAATGAGCTGCAATCTGAATTTGAGAACGGAATGGCCCATGCTGGGTGAGCTAATGTTCCTAGAACAGCTGCAATAAACAAAACACGCATGGGTAACTCCATAGCTGACAGTTGCAAGAGATTAAAACAATGACACAACGCAAAGCGAGGGCCAAGTCACCCTCAAAAGTTGGGCAAGGCGCAGCTCCCCAAAAAGCACCCAAGAAAAACTACTTCTCGACCCTTATGGAAACACCCGAGGGTCGGGAGCTACGTCGTCAATGGTCGACGAAGAAACGCAAGAACCCAGGACGCCCAAAAGGCGTTCCGGATGGATTTAGACGGGATCAGATCGAACCAATCCGTGCTGATGCCAAGAAGGAAGCAAAACAACTGGTGAGTATCATGAAAGAAAAATTCAACATCGAAGACCAGTACAGCATCGAGGCTCTGGAAACAGCAGTCGAGGTGATGCGTGTACCAGGCGAGACAAGGGAACGACTGGCAGCAGCCAGGCTGGTCCTGGACTTTACGAAGCAAAAGCCTGTCGCAAAGTCAGAGGTCAGCATCGGTAAAGCCGAAGAGTTTCTAAGCAGCCTGTTAGAGGACGATGAACAAGAAGCTCCAGCAGGTTAGAAAACGCCTGTACGATGACTTCGCTTTCTACAGTAAATCCGCACTAAAAATCCGCACCAAGGCAGGTGAGATTGCGCCGCTGAAACTCAACGCAGCGCAGCAAATCCTGCATGATGCAGTGACGAAGCAAATTGAGGCCGAAGGCAAGGTTCGTGTCATCATCCTCAAAGCCCGTCAGCAAGGCTTGTCCACCTATGTCGGTGGATACCTTTATCATTCCGTTTCCCAACAAAAAGCCAAGAAGGCGATGGTCTTGAGTCACCTCAGCGACAGCACGAGAGCCTTGTTTGATATGACAAAGAGGTATCATGAAAACTGTCCCGAGATACTTAGGCCGCACACCAAATACTCAAGCCGAAGAGAGTTGTCTTTCGATGTTCTTGACTCAAGTTTCGTCGTTGCGACAGCGGGCAGTGAAAGTGTGGGCCGAGGTGAAACGCTTACTCACGTCCATGCGTCGGAACTAGCGTTCTGGCCGAAAAGTACGGCACTCGAGATATGGAACGGCCTCACCCAGGCAGTGCCAAACACGCCAGGCACAGCTGTATTCGTCGAAAGCACCGCCAACGGTGTCACAGGAGCCTTTTACGACCTCTGGAAAGGGGCAGTGGAGGGCCGTAACGGCTATGTGCCAGTGTTCATACCTTGGTTCACCGACAGCGATTACAGGGAGCCAGTACCGGCTAATTTCGAACGTACACCAGAAGAGGATGACCTGGTCGAGAAATACGACCTGGATGATGAGCAGCTGATGTTCCGTCGTCGCAAGATTGCCCAGAACGGTGTCGATCTTTGGCGGCAAGAATATCCGGCCTATCCCGACGAGTCGTTCCTCACCACAGGCCGCCCCGTATTTAACCCCGAGCAGCTGCAGGAGTGCCTGACAGACGCTAGGGATGTACAGGAACGCCTGGCCCTCGAGGCCGACGAGTTTGTAAATAACCGGCGAGGGGAGCTGACAACCTACATCAATCACGACCCAGGAGAACGCTATGTCATTGGGGCAGACGTTGCTATGGGCGTCAGAAATGGAGACTGGTCAGTTGCCCAGGTTCTGGACTCGAAGAAAAGGCAAGTTGCCACTTGGCGAGGACAGGTTCACCCCGATTATTTCGCGGAAATCCTGTATGCACTCGGCGAATATTACAACGAAGCCTTCATCATCGTGGAAAACAACAGCCACGGAATACTGACATGCACCAGGCTCGGTAAGGATATGGCTTACCCAAACTTCTACACCGAAGTCCAAATCGACAAGCTGACTGATCGAGAAACAGTCAAACTTGGCTTCACAACGACAGCCAAAACAAAGCCCCTGGTAATAGACCAGTTACGCGCCTCGATGCGCGAGGGCGAACTCGAACTCAATGACCGCACGACCATACGAGAGATGTTGACCTACATCGTTACCGAAAGTGGAGCGATGGAAGCCGAAGCCAGCTGCTTCGACGACTGCGTCATGTCACTCGCACTAGCAAACCATGTCCATGAAGGGGCTTGGGAGCCGGTCGATGTCCCAGCTGACCTCTACATTGAAATGGTATAACCGAATGAAAACAGATTATCGAAAGCTCGACGACAGCGAGATCGTGAAGCTCGTCGAGGATAATATCAAAACCTCGGTTGGCTATTACGACAGTCAGCTGTCCAGGGAACGCAAGAAGGTCCAGGAATACTACCAGGCCAAGCTGCCGAGACCGGCGCACGATGGAAACAGCAAGTATGTGAGCCAGGACGTGTATAACGCTGTCCAGTCCATGCAAGCTGCCCTCCTGGAAACCTTTGCTGCGGGTAACCGCATCGTCAAATTCGCACCACAAGGTCCAGAGGACGTGCAGACAGCAGCTGTATGTTCTTCCTATACCGACTATGTCCTGTTCCGTCAGAATGACGGCTTCGACGTATTCAGCCAGGTAATCCACGACGGCCTGATGGCCAGGGTAGGCGTAGCCAAGGTTTTCTGGCAGCAAAGCGAAGCCACTGACCTCGAGGAATTTGAGAACATCACCCAGGACGAGCTGGACATGCTCCTGGCACAGGATGATGTCGAGCTGATCGACAGTGAGACAGATGATCTTGGCATGGTGTCCGGTACGATCGGCATCGCCAGGGACACGTCCCAGGTGATGGTTGAGACTATCCCGCCAGAAGAGTTCATCGTCGAGGCGCAATGCAAGAGTTTGCCTGACAGCAACTTCTGCGCACACAGAACCCGCAAGACCATGACCGAGCTGCGGGAGATGTTCCCAGATGCAAACCTCGAAGACATCGGCAGCTCAGAAGACATCGAGTTCGAGACAGATCCAGAAATCCTGGCTCGTCACGACGGTGTGAATGAGAATAGAGGCTTTAGCAGCCACGGATACCAGGACCAGGTCCGGTATATCATGTGCTACGAAGCCTACATCATGCTCGATGTCGAAGGCACGGGCATGGCGACCCTACACAAGGTCATCAAGGCCGGTAACGTGCTGCTTGATGTTGAGGAAGTCCAAAGGCGGCCTTTCATCACATTCTGCCCGCTACCGATACCCCACGCATTTTATGGTTCCAACTTTGCGGAGAAGCTGTGCGCTACACAGAACGCTCGAACTGTCTTAACTCGCTCAATCCTCGATCACGCCATGATCACAAACAACCCGAGATACATGGTGGTCAAAGGTGGTCTTACAAACCCACGCGAGCTAATCGACAATCGGGTAGGCGGCCTGGTCAATGTTTCACGTCCGGACGCCATCTCGCCAATGCCACAAGCGCCGTTGAACCCATTCGTGTTTCAGACGCTGACGCAGCTGGACCAGGATCTCGAGGATAATACCGGCGTCAGCCGACTGTCCCAGGGTCTTAACAAGGACGCCATCAGTAAGCAGAACAGCGCAGCTATGGTCGAGCAGCTGGCAACAATGTCCCAGCAGCGCCAGAAGATCATCGCTCGCAACTTTGCTAATCAGTTTGTGAAACCGCTATTCCACGAAATCTACCGCCTGGTCGTCGAAAACGAAGACCAAGAGCGTATCGTGGAGCTGGCCGGTGCTTACGTCCAGGTCGACCCAAGATCCTGGACAGACAAGCGCGACGTGATGGTCGAGCTGAAACTCGGCTATGGCGAACAGGACCGCGAAGCACAAAAGATGCTGTCGCTCCACAGTATGTTCAGCCAGGACCCGACCATCCAGCCGATGTATGGCCTGGAAAACAGATATGCGATGCTCAAAAGCATCCTCGAGCAGCAGGGCATCCTGAATGTCGAGGAATATCTGACACCACCGGAACAACTCCAGCCGCCTCAGCCTGACCCAGCCGCAGAGATGCAAGCACAGATGGCTCAGAAGCAGATGGAGCTGCAGGAACGTCAGATTGCAGTCGCTGAGATGAAAGCTCAGACAGACGCACAGCTGGCAGCAGCGAAGATTGAGCTGGACCGTGAGAAGTCAGCAGCTTCACACGCACTTCAGTCCGACAACATGGATCTGAAAGAAGCTCAGTTTGAGTTTAAGAAGCGCATCGATGAGGGCGAACTCGAGATCCTCAAGCGCAATTCAACTGAAGTCCGTGGGATCGCAAGTCCCACGGGTTAAACGAAAAGAGGCCGCCTTGCGAAGCGGCCCCTTCAAGGGAGAGACGGGGGCGGCTGAAACCCCCATTTCCATGCGTAAGAGTATGATTCAAGTGTGAATCGTAACTCACTGAACTGACTCGCAATT